AAATTTGTATTAGCTGTACTATCTGTTACAGTTACTTTTCCTGAAGTTAATCCTGAAGCTGTTCCTGTTACATTTGTCATAACACCACTTGCTGGTGTTCCTAATGCTGGTGTAGTTAAAGTAGGAGCTGTTAAAGTTTTATTGGTAAGAGTTTGTGAGCCAGTAAGAGTTACTACTGTAGAATCAATAGCTATATCATTTGCATTAGCAGTAATACCTGTACCACCAACTACATCTAAAGTAATTTCTCCTACAAAACCACCACCTGTTAATCCAGCTCCAGCTATAATTTCATGAATATTTCCTGTTTCATCTTCTTCTCTTGAAAGCTTTGGTATAGCTTCTGTAAATTCTTGTTGGTAAACAACACCATTTCTTTTTTCTTGTTTTACTAATTTACCATCTTCTAAAAATGATATTGGCTCTCCATCTTTTAAAGTATTTATAGATGGTCTTTGCTTAAAGAAAGAGTCAGGAGATATGACTTTGTGTTCACCAGATTTTGGCATTATGAAGGTCTCTTGTTCGTTTGTCTAAAGTCTATATTTATGTCGTTAATTTCTATTTTAGCACCAGAAGTTCCACCTCCATCAGAAGAAATTAACTCTAAAGCCATAGACTCACAATCTCTGTCTGAATTTGCAATAGTAAATTCTAATACTTTATAGTCTGCAGAATTAATTTGTTGTGCTGATAAAGAACCTGTATGAGTAGAAGACTTACCATCATTATAATATTTTAATGCTAGGTCTGTATCTTCTCCATTGTCTCTACAAGTTACATATACACTCTTTACTTTTTTTACTAATCCTGGATTTCCAAAATCTAAATCTTTTGTTTTCACTGTTATTATATTTGTTCCTAAATCTTGTAGCTGATATTTTTTAACAGTAACATCTTCACCATCACTATCAGCATGACCATCTTCTGTAAATTCATATCCGTAAATACCATCAGAACATTCAACAAAATTTGATTGAACTGTTGCTGTTCTATTTATAATGGACCAAGAATTTCTTCTAAAGTCATAACAATATATTTTCTTTTCACTGGTAGATTCTACATTTACTGCAACATATAATTGTTTATATTTAGAATTAAATGCTGTTGAAACAGAATTTAAAGTGTTAGAAGCTGATATATCTTCTAGCCACTCATTATCTGATAAATTTTCTGTTATTTCTACTGGTGTTGATTGACCGTTATATAAAAAGACTCCATCTACATTGACCCAACAAAGACCGTATGGAGTTTTACATACAGCTTGCTGTGCATCACATCCATGACCATCATACTCTGCTTCTAAATACCACCCAGCATCAGATGATGAAGATACATTAATTACATATATTTTAGATTTTTTAAAACCTATAATTCTATTACCAAATGATTCTATAGCCCTAAAAGAGTCTCCATCATTAATACCAATGTCTAAGTAATATGAATCAGGAAATGTATTAAATCTATTTACAGGAGTGTAGTATATTCTATCATCAAAAACTTTACTTTCTTTTGCTACATTACACAACCAAACTCTACGTTGTGCTATACAGGCACTTTTATAGCCATCTACATCAATACTATTTTCTGTGTGTGAAAAACCGTTAATACTATCATAAGTATCTAAAGTAGGTGACTGTATTACAAGACCAGTTATTTCTTTTGTACCTGAGCTTTTATATGTTCCAGAACCTCCCCATGCAGTAAAGTCATCAAATAAATTTGTTCTGATTCCTCTTTCATAATCTGCGTCTAAGAATAAATTCCATCTTTCATTTTTATCTTTTCTTCTTATATATATTCTAAAACCTTTTTCTTTTTCTCTAAATGCACTTGCAACATTAATTTTAACTCCTACTGCTGTAAAGAAATGCCCTGCTGATAAAGATGCTGTACTTGGTGCACTAGACCACACGTGTGGAAGTGTTTCATCGTCTGTTAAATCTACATAGGTATAAGACCATTCGTATGCTCCTGCTTCCCATGCACCACCACCAGAACTAGATTCTATATCATAAATCATTTCAAATTCACCAGCTACATTTAAAGTAGCTGAAAATGAATCTGCATCTGCTATATTTGCATTAGCGTCAGCAGTCGTTCCTAAAGCAGCTGCTCCACTTAACCATTTTAAAGTAGATACTCCAAATCTATTAGTATCTAAAAATCTTAAAGACTGTCTAGCAAGATAAGCTACATCAAAAGCATTTGTGTGGCTTTCATCTGCAACATATAACACTCCATCAATATAATAGTATATAGGTTTATGTATTCCTGTAATTTTATTGTTTACAGTTCTTGCAAAATCACCAGTACTTCCAAAGTTTCTTGTTAAGTATGTTATTTCTTTTTGAGATGATATAGTTTCATGCAGTGTAATTACTTCTTTAGGAGCACCTTGCCACGCACCTCTAGCACCACTTGTTGCAGTTAAGTCATATTGTGTGTTAAAATGAAAAGCTGTGTTACTAAAGTTTGCAATTTCTATATCAGATATTGTTCCTTTAGATTCTGCAGCTGAAGATGAATAAATTAATCCAGCATTAGAAAAAATAGCATTTGTTGTAGACTGAACCTGATTAGGTGCAATATCTCTAGAAGAGGACTTAGTATTAAGTCCTCCACTAAAATCATTTAATTGTAATGACCTTCTAGGCACTTCTTTTCACCTTTTCAAAGCTACGCATTCCCCCAAGACCGAGCATACCTAAAAGTACAGTCGTTAGCGTACCCATATCAAAGGTAGGTAAAACTACTTCATTTCCAAAACTATACAAGATAAATGTAAGTAAAGGCTGTATGATATAATGATACGCTAAAGCAGAAGCACAAATCCATCCAGTAAAAGGTCTCCATCCAGCTACAAACATAGACGTATGTCCAGCTTCTACTTTATTAACTTCCATCTGAGCTTTATTTATTTCAGCTATTAATTCAGCTTTTTCTTGTTTATCTAAAGTAAACTTGTCTACGTGACCAGCTACTTTATCTATTATACCTGCAACTATATCTAGTTTAGGCATAAGTTACATCCACATTCACAGTTCATAATATCTCCTTTTAACATTTCCATCTTCTTCTTGCTTGCCTAATTCTTGAATTAGGATTATTTCTTGTTTTAGCACTACTTCTTTTTAGTTGCCCTAAAGACCTAGCACAATAAGACTTTCTTCTTTTAGCTGCTTTACTACCTTTTTTAACTTTACCAGTAACAGCAGTCTTTAATTTACTACCAGGGTTAGCTCTTCTGTAAGCAGCTACACCCTTCTTTGTCATTCCAGCACCTTTTTTTGTAGGTCTGTAATTAGCGTTTTTGCCCTTAGTAGTCTTTCTAATTGCTTTGGCTTTTTTTCTTTTTGCAGCCATTTAGTATATTAACCAATTAAATCCAACTTTAGACTCATAACTTTGTACGTCATACATATTTAGATAACGACCTTCTAAAAATATTCCAAATTTATTAGTTAGTTTCCATCCATAAACTAAACCTAAATCATAGTCCATTCCATTTTCTGCAACATCATAATTAAATGAATAATCAGACATACCTTTAGTTATTGGATATGCAGTTGCCCAGAAATGAAACCAATTCTTAGGTGTGTACTTATAATAATCTGTACCTACACTTAAAGATAATTCATTTTGATACCCTAAGTCTTTAGCATATTCTTCGTTGTACTCTCTTACTATTCTACCATAAATCTGTTTGTAGAATTGGTCATCTGTGTTAGCAACAAGATTACCTTCTGCATCATACCACTTGTAATCAAAGTAACTATAACCATATTGTGTAAACTGCTCTACAAACTCATCTGTATATCCATAGAAGTATGCAAACTCCCAAAATGGTGTAGATTCTGATATGTCTATACCTTGTTCATCCCACCATAAATCAATAGGTCTAAAGTCTAAATATGCTGGATGACTTCTTCCTGCAACACCCATAGACAATGCAAGATTACCAAAGTCCTTTTTAAATCGCATATCTAAAGCTGCAAACTCTACGTCTTCTAAACCCCTTGAATCGTAATTGAGTTTCGCCAAAAAATTTTCACCTAAATACCTTAACATATATTGTTCATTAACAAACTCTTCACCAAACTCTTTATGGTCTGAGTATTCTATTACGTATTCCCAACCAGTAATATTACCAATAGCAACACTTTCATTGATTGGTGCTTCTTTACCAGTGTACCATACTTCAGGTTTATTCTCATAGCCAAATCGTGCTAACTTTCTAATACCAAAAGTCATAATAGAATGGTCATCAAGCTCTTCTTGCAGTTCTTGTAATTGACCACCAGATACTTGATATTGTAATTCTTTTGTTACTGGACTACTAAAGCTGTAAGCACCGTATATTGTACTAAACTTAAAAAAGTCTTGTGCATACGAAAAACTTAACAATAACAATCCTGCTAATATTTGTTTATAAAACATACTTAAATAATACATTATTGAAACCTCCTCAACATTATTTTATCTATTTCATTGTTTATTTCTTTCTTAATCTTATCTTCATCTAAATTAAAAGATAGACCAGCTTCAAATCTTTTTACTTCTTTACCATACTCAAACATAACAATAGTTGGAACTGATTTAATGTTCCATTCATCAGCTAATACTGCTCCATACTGTTTATCATCTATGCTAGCGTTAAACCATTTACAATTTTTTAGTCTACCTAAATCCATAGAAGCCTTTATATTCCAATCTGCATTAACTTGAACTATAACACATTCATCTTGACTTAATAATTGTATTTGTTGTAAATCTTTAAGTTTACCTTGAGAGTGTAATGGCGTAAGCCACAACGACAAACCAAGTAACCAAAAGATACCATAATATAAGTTCATCTCTATACCTCATTTTTGCATCATCATACGTTCAATGTTTTTTACATCTTCACGCATTTCTTTTTGCTGTTCTTTAATTTCTGTTACATCTTTTTCTGTTTCTAAAATAGTATTTCTAATCATTTGGTCTTTTAAATCATACTCTGTTCTACCTATTGGTGGTTCTGGCAATTCTTTTGCTTCTTTAATATCAGCTTGCAAAGTAAACCACATACCCACAACCATAAAAATAGTAACAGCTAACGATATTAACGTTTCTAGACTAAATGTAAATTTACTATCTTTGCTAACTTCTGTTGCCACTTTATTCTCCTATATCATATTAGCTGGCACAATACCTCTTGTACCACCTGTTTTTTCGTTCTTCTTCATACCAAATTTTCTTAACCCTTCTCTGTAGTTTGCTAAACATTGTTGTGCAGATGCCATTCTTATTTGTGCTATAGCAGGGTTATCTTCTCTTGATGCTGCATCCATCAAAGCTTTATGTTTTACATAATCAATCAACAAAGGCTGTAATGTGTTATCTATATCTAGTGTACCTGTAATAGAAGTTAGCTTATTTGGTTCTGCGTAATATGATATTGCTAAACCAGCAATAATTTGGTCGTTGCTTGAGCCTATCTGCACTGCTTTAAGTTTAGATTCACTTGTTTCTGTAGTGTCTCCGTCTCCATCTGTAGTAGCAATAGCTAATCTATCTCCTTCTATCCACCAAACAAAAGTTTTACTAGGGTCTTTGTATGTACTGTCTACGTAAGCCATTATATTTTAGTCCAATTCGTGTTAGCAGATGTTGCTGTTTCATTATAAAACTGTTTAATTTCTTGATTTGTCAGTCTTGGTATTTTTATATATTCACCATCTGAATTTAAAATTACACATCTAAAAACTTTGTTTACTGTTATGTCTTCATCGTCATCTAATGCATACCATAATTGATTATGATATAAATTTGTTTTTGCATTTTCTACTTTTTGCAGAAACTGACCCATATCAATCATAGCTTCATTGATTAAGTTTAATACATAGTTTTCTGATACTCCAGGAACTGCCTGTAGTACTCTACTATATATTTCTTTTGCTGTAAATTCTATTGCAGCCATTATAATGCTCCTTGTAATGTTTGTATTTGTTCTTTATATCTTGCATCTATCATAGCATATTGTTTTTCATACCAGCTATATTTAGCAATATCTTTCTGTAAGTTAGAGTTATATTCCTGAACTTCATCTGTTACTTGTGATGAATATTTTTGTATTTCTGAACGAAACTTAATTAGTACATCATCATTGTTTTGTATAGCTGCTGCCATTGTTTGTGCTGCATTTTGCAATGCTAACGCTTGGTCGGCTGCTTTATTAGCTAAATCAACTTGAGTTGCTTGTTGTGCCTCTTGTCTAGCATCAGCAGCATCTATGTTAGCTTGATTTAATGCTTTTTGTAAATCAGACTGATGTTTCTGTATTTCTGCTTGTACATTTGCCTGGTATCTTACATTCTCTTTGTTAAATTCATTTAATTCATTTTGTATATCTAAACTAAAGTTTTGTAATTCTGTGTCTCTTTTTTTAGCAAAGATAGAAAAGTTTTTTTCATAGTTTGCTCTATATAAAGATATTTCTTTATTTACATTTTGTTCATATAATCTTAATTCAGAAACAAACTTAGAAACCAAGTCATCATTGTTTTGTATTGTTGCTTGCATGGTCTGAGCTGCATTCTGTAGTGCCAAAGCTTGGTCTTGGGCTTTATTAAACTTGTCTACATCTGTAGTTTGAGATGCTTCTTGTTGAGCGTCTCTAGCATCAAGCTCTGCCTGAGTAATAGCTTTTCTTAAATCTGAATTGTGTTTAGCTAGTTCTGCTTCAACATTAGCTCTATACCTTGCATTTTCTTTGTTAAATTCGTTAAGTTCATTTTGTATATCAGCTTGATATTCTCCAAGTTCATTATTTAATCTTCCAAGTTGTATTTTTGCCAATTCTTCATCTTCGTTAGTTTCTAAAAATGTTTCAAACTGACTTATGTCAAAAGTTTGCGTTGGTTTTGTGTAAGAAGGAACGTCTCCAGATATATCTGCTTTAGCAACAGTAGCAACCGTTATAGCTCCTACTGCAGTAGCACTAGCATCTGCATTTGTTGCAGCAGAATAACTTACTGTTCCTAAACTTGGAGCACTAGGAGCAGATGAACTTATACTTAAGTCTGATATACTAAGACTTGATAAACTTACAGAAGGCTTAGTATAGCTAGGAACATCTCCTGATATATCAGATTTTGCCACACTAGCAACTGTTATAGCTCCAACAGAAGTAGCACTTGCATCAGAATTGCTTGCTGCTGAATAACTTACTGTTGAAATACTTGGAGCACTAGGTGCACTTACGCTAACACTTAAAGCACTAATTGCATTCATACCATTCATCAATCTGTTTAGTGCGTTTCTTGCTCCATATAAAACTACTGCTTCTTCTGCTTCATCTGGAAAGTTTGCTATTACACTATCTCCATGTGCTACAGTTATTGAAGAGTTTATAAATACAACTCTGCTATCATTGCTTGCATTACTTCCTGGATATGTATTTAAAACATCATTTTGTATTATATATGCTGGGTCAGTTTCTGAAGCAGCTTCCATATAGTTTGCGTCATTAACAATACCCATCATCATAGACGATAATTTTCTACATGGCATATAAATTTTACTTGCGTGATTATTGTCTTTTCTAACTACTGCTAAAATCTTTTTACCCTCTACATCTATATTGTTTGTAAAGTTTTCATTGCTTGATACTCTCTCTAGCTTATTTAAAGGAAGTATGTTCATTACAGAACGAGCACCAGCTGACAACCAGTCATTTAATGCTGTATCGTCAGTGCTTGCAAATCCTGTTAAATCATCTATTCTTGTTTTAAAATCAGCCACTACTTACCTTGTCCTATATATTTTTTCTTATAATGTTTACTACTCATCTTGTTTCCAAACTTTGTATTATGGCTTTGACCTTGCCTTGTTTTCTTCTTACCGTTGCTATGTCTAGCTTGTGGTCCAAAACTTGGTCTTGCCATTATGCTCTTCTCTTTCCATTTCTTTTTCTAGCAAATGTGCGTACATTTGTAGGCTTTCCCCCTACTCCTTGCTTTTTTGCTCTCTTTCTTCTTACAGCACTTCTTTTCTGTGCAGCAGTCATACTTGCTGCTTTTGAAGCTGGTACACACTTAGGATATTTTCTTTTACTACCTTTGGCAGATTTACGACCACATTTTTTGTGACCTCCACCTTTTTTCTTAGAACCAATGTCTACCCAGTTCTCACTGAACCATTTCCTAAGTCCACCTCTGTAAGCCATTAATATCTACCACCACGTTTTTTATATTCTCTAACAAGCCAAGCATTAGCATACGCTGATGGGTAAACATCAAACTTACGCTTAGCTGCTGCTTTTACTCTAGAATATAGTGCCTTGTTTTTTGGTGTAGGCTTACTACTTCTTTTTTTTCTTTTTACTGACTTTCTTTTTCTTGCCATAAACTTTTTTCTTCATTCTTTTTGCGTACATTTTATGTCCTTATAATTTACTTCCACTTAATAAGTGAGTTTATCTTCTTTTCTCTGTCTTTTGCATTTTTTTTCTGCGTTTCTTTTATATGGTCTCCCATATTTTTAGAACCAAAATTAATTTGGTCTTTTCTAATAGCTGCAGCCATAGGAGTATCCCTCATAACAAACTGTGTGCTCCACCTTGGTGGGTGAGCACGTTTACCACATGAAGGACAATTAAAATGACCTTCTTTGTTAGGCTTTTTACAATGCTGACAGTTAGCCATTAAACTTTAGTAATAATAATATATGCAATTCTAGTTCTATCTAACATAACTGCATTGGTCGCAACAAGCTTTGCATCGTCTATAGTTTCAATATAGTCATTAATTTCTTTTGCTAAAGAACCATCTACAGTGCTAGCTGATACACTTATATCGTTGATAATAACTTTTGTTACAGTATCAAAATTCGCCATTTTATTCTCCTATTATTTTTTATACACTTTTTCTGCTCCTGCTATTCCAAAAGAGCCTAATGTTACCCAAACAAATGAGTTGTAAACATAATCATTTATAATTAAATCTTTTCCCAATAACCCTGTTACAAGGTCTACAAGTCCGAATACAACCATAATAGCAAAGGAAATAAATCCAATGATTGCTTTTTCGTTATAATCGTTTTCGTCTTTAAATATTTTCCACATAATTCTTTTAAGCTTTTGGGAGAGCGTTTAAACGCCCTCCCCAGTAGCCTATACTGTTGTTATGCTATTGTAGTTGCATTAGCTGAGAAATCAGCATCACTTAGGTCTTTAACATAAGCTTGTGCAATCCACTGCGTACCATCAGAGACAATATGAATTCTGTCTCCTGGTGTAGCTGCAGCAGTAAACACAAAGAAGTCGTCACCAGTAGCCATAAAGTTACCAGCTGCTCCGTCTACTTCGTGAACTTGCCCTGCATTATCTCCTTGACCAAAAGCAACATTAACAACTTGGTCCATAGAACCGTCAGTTGCTGCTATTCCTTCTGTTACAACAATATCACAATACCAACCTTTGTTTGCAACGCTTGGTAATGTTAGTGTTGTTTCAGCAGTAGGATTTACTACGAATAGTTTTCCTGAATCTGCTGGAACTAGTGATTTGTCAGCTAAAACAGATTCAACTTCCATTTGTTTGAACTGCAATCCATAACTACCACTATTTTGTTCTAGTACATTTGATTTAGCCATCTTATACTCCTTCCACGTTGATTAAGTAATGAGATTCTGGTAAACATACCTCAAGACCTGCTTCAGTAAGAATCATGTCTTTTCTCAAGTCTTCATCTGCACCTTGTACATTTGTCATAACTTGAGTATCTCTATTAACACCGTTACCAACTAATGGTCTGTAATATAATTTACTCATATCAGCCATCATCATTAATCCAGATGAATGTCCTCTAAACAATGGTTCTTTAACCATGTATACAGAACCGTGGATAGTGTTGATTTCCATTAACTGGTGACCAAACTGTCCTGATAATTCATCCATATTAATTTGATATTGACTTGAAGCTGTTGATAAATCAGAAAAACTATTATTACCCATTTTATTGAAGTAAGAAATTACAGGAAGAGAAGCTAATGCTAATCTTTCGTTACTTCCACCTCTAGCTGGGTCAAATAGTACTTCAAAGTCACCTAATAGTGCATCATAAGTTAATTCAGATGTTGCATATTGTTTAGCGTATGCTTTACCTGATTCATATTCTAAAGCTGCATTTCCAGCTTTAAAAGTACTGTTTTTAATGATGTGTCCTACTAGACCTTCTGAATATTGAATACCATCTACTCTTGCTTTTTGATTAAAAAGCATAGCTCTTTCAATATCAATTTTGTGCTCTCTCATTTTCATAGCTAGCACTCTTTCAAATTCGTTGGAATATCCACGAAGTTGAGTTGCATATGCAGTGTTTGTAACCTCAGCTGCAGTTTTGAAGATTTGAGTATATCCAAATCCGTCATCAATGCTTTCTGAGAATACGTCTGGAGAACCAGAACCTTCTGCGTATGCTGAACCGATGATTTGACATCTGTCTTCATCAGCGATACTATCACTACCTGTTGTACCTGATACAGAAATACATTTTGCTAAGAATGTAGTGTCAGAACCATTATCTACTGGTGCATTTTCTACTCTTAATATTGCATTACCATATCCTGCATCTGAACCTGCAGCTCCAATAGTTCTTACTGCTACAACCATCCCTTTTACAAGAAAGTCTACAGAAGCTCCACTTGTTGTCGCTGTTTCTACGGTTACTGAGTAATTTGTACCTGCTACTACAGTTCCTATAGCTCCTTTAATAAAGAACTCTCTACTGGTATAACTAATCTTTGACCTATCTTCAAGATAACGGAACAAAGAGTCGTCAGTAGGAAGTTTAGCTGTTTTTGATAAGTACACGAAGAATGGTGATTCTTCAGGTGCTAATTCAGCGATTCTATCACTGAAATTAAACAGTCTTCTTTGGTCAGGAGCAACACCAGTACCAGAAGCACCAGTTGCTGTAGTGGAAGCAGTTAAATTACTTGCTTTAAGTTGTCCACTTGTTATTGCCATTTTATTTCCCCTTTACGATTTATTTTTTAATATTGCCACGTATAGAGTTTGGGTTACCTGCTTTCATAATATTGGACCACATATTGTCCTCATCAGATTTCTTAGGAGGTTGTCCACCTTGAACTAATCCAGCTGATTTAGGTTTTTGTTGTGTTCGCTTTACGCTTTCAATATTTTCATTTACTTGAGGTAAACCGTTTTTATTTGTATTCCATACGTTAAACAATGTTTCTAAAGGAAGTTGGTCTTTAGGTTTTGTAACAAAATCTACAAACTCATTTGCATCATTTTCAGACATCTTGTATTCAGTTTGTGCTCTTAATTTAAGAGTGTCCACTTGACGCTGTGCTTCTAAGCGACCCATATAGTCTCGCATTTTTGAGCTTACAGCATCATCAATTTCTTGTTGTCTTAATTGATACGATTTACTGTTTGGATTTGTATACGCATCCCAAGGATTAAACTCCTCTTCATTTATTTGTATTTCTTTGTCCTGTCCTTTACCCCCTGATAAGTGGTCTCTGACAACGCCTACCAGCTCAGGATTATCCTGAAATAGCTTTGCTACTGGTTTTACTTTGTCTAACTCAGCCTGAGCTTTATCATACATAGACTGGAATTTACGTACATCATCTTCTTGTGGTACGTCAGAACTCAAATCCTGTTGAATCTCAGACTCACTTATATCATTATTTTCAGAAGTTTCAGAACCTTCTAAAGTTTCATTTTCATTTATATATTCGTCACTCATTTTATTTTCCCTTTCCGATGTGCTGTTTATTGTTCACCAATATCTTCTGACAGTAATGAATTTATTCCAGCCTGCACCTGTTGTTCTTCTTGACGTTTGGTTCTTTCCGTATTTACTTTCTGTTGAGCCTTTGCCCCAGTAACCACTTTATTAAGGTCAGTTTTAAACTTCTGTACCTCAACACGTTTTCTGTCAGACATAGACTCTCTTTGGGCAGTTTGTAAATCTCCAGATAGAATCTTTATTTGGTCTTGTAATTGACTAATAATACCTTGCATTTTTTGTACTTCTCCAGTACGTTGCAGAACTCCTTCTTTATCAAAGATTTCTGTTTTCTTTAATGCTTCAGTTCTATCAATCAATCCTAGTTGATATGCCTCTAGATACATTTGATATTCAGCGTGTTTATTATTAGGCATTGTTGAGCCTGAAACAACACGAACATCAAATTGTCCTGCAGTAATATCATTTTCTATTTTGACCAATTCTTTTGTTTTATCATCATACAATCTATTATTAATAGCAAACTGTGTAATATCATTGTTTGGTTGTACGATTCTAAATTTCTTTTCAAATGTGTAGTGTTCTTTAGACATTTGATATAAAACCTTCCCAAGCTGTTGCAATGCCATTTCAATGTCACGCAACTTTGAAGCACCACGACCTTCTCCCATTTGTGCTAGTAGCATTGTGCCACGAACACTTTGAGGTGCACCCTCTTTGAACCCCTGCAATAGTTCAGGAACTCCGAAGTTTAAGTCAATATAACGCTCTACTTGATTAATAAGAGCATAAAACTGACTTGTTAAAGGTTGTGGAGAAGGAAAATGTGGTTCTCCATAACTTGGGTCATATTCAATTACAGCATTAGGATTAGCCCAATCTTTCTCAAGTTGTGAAATGCTTTCAACACTTCCTTGTGGTACTAATAGTTTTAGACCAGCAGAAGTTTGAGCATGAGATAATGCAAGAGAAAATAACTTATTAAGCAATCTCTGCATATCTTTTACTTTATTCACATCTGATTTAGGGTATGGTGTATTAGTCCATATATTTGGTATAGGAACGATAGGGTAAGTATCAGTGTCCAATATAGTTTCATACAAAAGGACTTGCCCTAATGATGCTGTAACTTTAATTCTTGTTTGTGGTATTTCTACAAAAGCATAAGTATTGTTGTTAAACTGAGCTTCATTTTCAGCCATAAATATTTGAAATGCTTCTGCACTCATAATCGTTTCAGTATTGTTTTGTTGGTCAGCTACTCTGTAATAAGGAACTCTTACTTTACTAAAACGTTCAATAATACGATAACGTTGTGCTATTGTACTTTCATAATCTTTGTCTTCTACTTCAGCAGGTGTAAATATATTTTGTGAGTTTTTTTGCTGTGAGTCAGGGTAATCATCATAATAGTCAGACATATTGTGTGTTTCAATATTAGGTAGAAACTCTTCTACATCTGGATATAAATCTAATAATTGTTCTTTAGTTAAGATAGTAGACATTAAAATGTTTGCAGCATCTTTAAAATACCTGTCTCTAGAAGCAGGGTCTACGTACACTCTGAATGGATTTACGTGAGTAAACATTACTTCTCCTCTACCATAATCTGCTTCTGGTTCTGTGTATGCATAAAAGTAACCAATACCAGCAGTAGCATAATCGTGTACAGCTTGTTTAAAGTGATGCTGCCCATCTGATATATCATAGATATATTCTAATAATGTTCTCCAAACGTTAGCTAACTTAGTATCTGAATCTTCTCTAGCTGTTACACCAAACTTTACAGGTCTTGATGTCATTAAAGATTTCAGTTTATCTATAGCAGCATATATTCTATCAATAGTAAAGTCTGCTTGACCTACAGATTGTAATACCTCTGACTCTTCTGCTGTATAATGATTCCCTAGTGTAAAATCTATTGCATCTCTAGCTTCAACATCCCAGTCTCTTCTAGCTTCTGCATAACGTTGAAAAATTTCTCTATTTTCTCTTGCTTTATCGTCTTCTTTAATTCTTGACATTATTTAACCTTCGTTTGTTGTCTACGTTTTCTATCTTGTTTAATAGCTTTTTGCTCTTTCATTAAACCTCTTGTAGGTAAATAATCTACTTTTCCTGCATCTCTTTGAGCGTTATATTCTGCTCTTCTTAAATTTTCTGCCTCAACAGTGAATCTCTTCATAAAGTTTTTTGTCTTATCTTTGGTTTTTTTACCAAAGTTAAATAACCTTCTTTGTAAACCTGCTGTATCTATTTTCATGCTTTCTCCATATACGGTTGTAAAAATTCTTTATAAAATTCTTTATTTCTACCCAGTCTTCTTCTTTTGCCTTCTGGGTCTATAAATACTCTTTCATACTGCTTAAACCCAGGTCTTCCTGGGTCATTTTCTAACGCACCTTCTACATTGTTATGCATTAAAAATTTTGCAGTTGTTGGAAACTTTTTCAAACTTCCTAAGTTAAAGCAATAATCAGATAGGGCATACTTCATCCTATCCTCTACATCAGTCCATTTTCTATTATTAGAAATACAATGATTTTTTGCTTTTACAAAAGAAATTTGTGCTTCATGCAACAAGAGGTCTTCTACTTCTCTTTCACTCAATCCTGTTTTCTCATAAGTCTTTTGTTCTTCAAGTCTTTTTAGTTTGTATCCGTAACCTATTGTTTTTAATCCACCTTCAGGTGAATCATATGGATAAAACTTTTCCCCTACTTTATTTGCGTACCCTTCTACCCTTTTTAAGTAGTCAATGTATTCTTCTAATGTATAATCAGATACCATAACCCTGTTTAATTTAAAACAAGCTAAAGGGCGAAATCTCATATTTTTAATCCTGTCATCCAATTTATTTTTGTACGTGCTTGTGTAGGAAAATCATCAGGTCTTTCATACTCATCATTCTTTATAGTTCTACTTCTAGGAGGCTTTGCAAAAAAGTCAGCATAATACAGTCCATCAAGCAAGTCATCATGCTTACCTTTAGGAAACTCAAAGATTTCATCTATTAGTTCTGAATGTTCTTTTTTAATATATAATTTCTTAGTATTGATAATACTACCTAAAGACATTTCTAACCTATCTTCTTTTTTAATACCGTGTGGAGGTCTTACTCCTTTGTTAATACCAGGCAATAGTCTTTTTTCTTTTCGTGCCATACGCTCTACCATATCACGCACCATTTCTTGTGCTCCTACTGTTTCTACAGCACATCTACGTATTGGTGAGTATTTCTTAGCCATCTTTAATATTTCGTCTGGCATATCAAACGCTGGTATCTTATCGTGGTAATAATCTATTACATATCTGTTTTTGTCTGCATCCATACCCATAACTACAATAACTTGATAGTCTGAAGTACTAGATGCTGTATGTGCTAAATCAACACCCATATAAGTGTAAATAGGTATCATTTCTTTGTCATCTCTTAAATATGTAAACTGTCCATCTGTGTGAAACTCATAGTTATGATAATTTATATTATCCATTTTAAAAGAAGCTGAAGCAGCATCTCTAGCATCGTTTAGATACTCTTGAGCAAACTTATCTACTTTACCTGCTTCTATGTATTCTTTTCTTTTTTGATTTAACTTAGATAATGGAAACTGTTCTTCCCATGCTGGTTTACCATCTTCTATAGCACGAATAAATGTTACATCCCATGGATATTTCTTTTTAACTTTTTCTGCATCTTGCCAACCATCTACAATGTTTTGTAAGAATGCATCATAGTGTACAATCGTACCAGATAACCATATCCATCCCTCTTTACCAGGACTTTCTTCTAAAGATGGGTATACCGTAGATACAATCCATTGTTTAATCTCATCTCTACGTATAGCAGTCTTTGTGTTTAGCTCTGACTCAAAGTCATCCAGTATAATACCTGTATAACGTGTATCTACCTCAGCACGACCTCTAAGACGCTGTGAAGTACCTTTTGCTATAATACGATGCCCTTTTGTTGTAATTAAGTCTTTTTCTGTCCATCTCTTACCTACGTCACCTCCACAAAGATTACCAAAGTAATATCTAATAGCTTGATTTGTTTCTAAGTGTGAACGTATATACTTAACGTGGTCAATAGACTGACCTTGTTCTTCAGCTACCCAAGCCATAAACATAGACTGGTTTTCTGGTGTAAAGCATAACTTATGCATGATTGCTGCTTTCATTAATACTGATTTTCCAAAACCTCTTGGAAGCACATTACAAATACGTGCTCCAGGTTTTGTACTAATTAATTTTTTACCAAGGTCGTAGTGAAAAGGAGGTGATGCTGATTTATGTAAAAAATCATTTGGTAAAAATAACTTACCAAACAGTATCAAATCTTTAGAAGCTTTATGTAACAGCTTCTCCTTATCAGATAAACTAAGCTTTTCCATTATTTTCTATAAATTCCCTGCTAAATCCTATTAAGTCCATATCTTCGTCATACATACAAAGACAAGCACAATCAACAGTAATGTACTTATCCATAGGTATATCCATAATAGTATTTAACAAAAAGTCACTATACGTTATCGGCGACTTCTTTATCTTCACTTTCCTCTCGCACATCTGGCAGTTGAGGAATTTCTCGTTCTTGGCTTGCGATTTTTTTGACATCTTTACCTTCCAATGCTGCTAGCTGTTCAGGGCTAAAACCCTTAAACAATGCGATAGATTCTGTTTTTTGTTCTTTCTTACCTAGTAACCCAGATATTTCCATCAACATCTTTAGCGACGAAATCTTATCGCTATCTCTTGCTTCAATATTATCTACAATCTCTTTTGTCTTTAATAGTAGATACTCTGGTGTTATCTCTGTTTTTTCTAATATTTTTTGTATTTCTTTGTCAATCAAGGTTTTTATCCTTTCTGTTTTTAATAACATACTACTTTGTTCTTTAATATATTGCTCAGACTTAGATTGAGGATAAGCTCGTTTAAACGCTTCTATTATCCCATCACCCTTTGCAACATACTTTGCAAACAAAAATTCTTTCTTTGTAGGCTTCTCACGTTCTTTAAATACAGTATTAGAGTTTTTACCACTAAACTTGTATATACTTTGTCGTAGTTCGCCTTCCATTTTTATGGTAGGAGCACAGTTAAACATCCCAATCGCTGTGCGTACATATCGTTGATTGTTGATAACCCCACGTTCTAACACCTCACAAACCTGCCCATCGTCTGTTAAGGTCCATGAACCAACTGGAGCATTACGCCAATCTTCTAGTACGTCTTGTAATGGCATAGCCTGCCTGAGCTCGTTGATATTGTCATATACAATGTGCTCCTGACCTTTTATAGTTCTTTTCTTCATTTACGGTGTACGATGTATTCTGGGTCTTTATCACTTAAACGCACTTCTACCCATCCTTTTGTTTGTGGTTCAAACATAGCATAGCGTGCATATTCAGCATATCCTATAAAAGAACCTCCACGCACAAACCATTGTCTTCTTATTTCTTCGCTATCTTGCATAATTTCAAAAGAATCTACTGGTTTTGCGTATAATTGGTGGTTGTGCCCCAAATAATACATATCAGCGTCTGGAAATATGTTTCTAAGTCTAGTTAGCTCCATATCTCCGTTCTTAGCACCACTTTTTCCATGTCCACTTGCAAATGTGAAGCGATTATGCTTGTAATTAATCACTGCATACCCTGGAAATGGGTAATATGGTACTTCAAGGTCGTCACATAGCACACGAATTATATCAATTCCTGCTAATCTAACAGAACGTAGCGTATCATGATTACCTCCACGTAGAAATACACACTTATTCATGATAGGTCGTATCATTTGTACAAATTGAGCGTACTGTTCGTTGTTATCAAACAACTGGTCGCCCTCTGGTATATGATAATTAGGTGGTATAAACTCTAACATATCACCATTTCCGAACCAAAGTGCATTTGGGTCTTCATCTATCATCTGTACTGCTTTTAAAAACAGACTTCTATCAAAGACTTTGCTACCTACGTGTATGTCAGTAAGACAATGTAGGTTTACTTTAGCTTTTTTTGTATTGTGTTCTAATATTTTACCTGGATTAATCATTCTGTTCTCCGTTTTCTGAGTCATATTGTTTACTGTACATAGTGTAACTCAGTAATATTACACTATAATTTATCAAATCAAGCATTGTGTCTTCTACCTTTTCTTCATTTACAGCTCTTTCACCATTTCTCTTCAAGAGATTAGAGATTCTAGCTATTTTATCAGAGATACGAACAAGAATACCAGTTTGTGCATCACATATTTTTAATGCTTCAACCATTTCAAAGTTAGAAAACGGTTCTTTTACTTGTGCATAGTCTATATTCTTATCATCACATAGTGCTTTTGCTTTTTTTATTATTGCATCATAATTAGGAATCATATTTTCCTCCTGCTTTTTTCCATAAATATTCACCAAAACCCAGTTGGTACAAACTATTAGATAATACTTGTACTTGTGTTTCAGTCATGTCTAAACTAGTTCCGTGTGTAATACCATGTAATACTTCATGTATTAATACTTCTAGTAGTTTACTATCTTTCATTTCGTGTTCTAGTACTATTTCACAGTTACGCATAGAAATAGCACCTAGTATTTCTGATTCATCTGAACCTAGGTCTACTTTAGCACCAGATATAAAACGAATGGTATACTCGTGACCGTTTATAGGTAGCTTCATTGTTTTATTTTTTATCTTTTTTAGTTTTTTCAACTTTAGCTCCCTTTATTTCGTCTTGTAAAAATTTATTAAATTTATCTGTATCTTTTTTCATTTTAATATATTTATTAATGACTGATTCTATTAACATTGTTTTCTCATGTAGTTTAAATATATCCTGTCTAATGAGAGCTATATGATATAGAATATCTTTTTTAGTTGGTTTTTTTGGTTTTTTTATTGGCATTCTTTTTATCCTTTCTAAAGATTTTATCCCAGCGTTCTTCGTATTGTTTTCTAGATATAGATGTAGGTCTTGGTTTATCACCCTTACCT